ATCTTACATCCCAAGCTGAATTTATAACAGCTTTAGCTTGTGGATTAATAGATGCCGGAATTAGACTTATTTAAATCAGTTGATAGAACTACTCGTCAAAAACAATGTGTAAAAACTTGGTTAGGTAATAAGTGTAAAGGAACTGTAGTGGCCTGTACAGGTTTTGGAAAAACCCGCATAGCATTAATAGGATTACAAGCAATTATAAAAAAGTACCCACAATTTAGAGTACTTATAGTAGTTCCCACTGAAACTTTAAAAAATCAGTGGACAAAACTATTAGATGAATGGGGACTTGGATTAAATTGCGATGTACAGATTATAAATACAGTTATTAAACGTAAATGGAATTGTGATATATTAGTAATCGATGAGATACATAGAACTCCCAGTGATACGTTCCAAGAAGTATTTAGTACAGTTATTTATAAATATATCCTAGGTTTAACAGCTACTTTTGAAAGGCTTGATGGAAAAGAAGAAATCATAAAAAAATATTGTCCTGTTATCGACACTATTACAACAGAAGAAGCATTATTTAATGGATGGGTTTCCCAATTCGTAGAATATTTAGTTATTCTTGATGTGGATGATATTGACACATATAAAGGTTATAATAAAGAATTTATTGAACATTTTGAATTTTTTAATTATGACTTTGGAAGAGCAAAAAGTTGTCTTGGTCCTAATGGATATAAAGAGAGGATTGCTATTCGTGATGAAAGATTGCCTCGTAATGCTTCAAAGGAAGATAAGACTAATATGCTTAAAAATGTTATATATCATGCAATGGGATTTCAAAGAGCAATGAATGCTAGAAAAGTATTTATTTATAACCATCCAAAGAAAATAGAAGTCTGTAGAGAAATACTTAACGCACGAAAGGATAAGAAAATTATTACATTCTCTAATAATGTTAAAATGGCTGAAGCTATTGAAAATAAGAAGAATGTATATACCGGAAAAACTTCTAAGAAGAAGGGCGATAAGATGATAGCAGATTTTGATGTTGCGGAATCTGGAACACTACATTCCTGTGCTCGATTAAATGAAGGCGCGGACTTGCATGGAGCTTCTGTAGCAATAATATTAGGATTAGATTCATCTAAGACTAAAGCCACACAAAGAAGAGGACGTGTAATTAGATATGCACCTAATAAATGCGCTGAAATATTTAACCTTGTTATAAATCACACAACCGAGTTAGAATGGTTCAAAAAGAGCCACCAAGGGGATAGTTATAAAATTATAGACGAACATGGTTTATATCAGGTTCTAAGTGGTGAAGAGCCTGATGAATATAAGAAACCTGTTCCAAGATTTAGTTTTAGATACTAATTATGTTAGACGATTTATTGAATGAATTTAGCGTTCTTATCCAATATGTTGGAAATAAACGCTGGAGATACCGTGTAGGCACTAATGGTAATTGGTACATGAGCAGTACCTACGGAAGTGCACGAGATGCAGAGAAGGCACTCGAAGCAGATATTGATGAAATAGAACATACTTTACACAATCCAACTCCGAGAGGAGATTAATAAGTAACAGTTAAGATAAGTAGCTAACAATTGCTTATTGTTAATTGTTTTGAATAAATTTGACTATACTATTGACAACGAGATGTTATTAATGGAGAAATATCAATTAACTCCAAATGAATTATTTGTTGTAAAAATTATATTTCTTTATAGGGAAGAATATCCCGAAAACTATATATTTAGATATTTATCTATACCAGATAATAAAGAATCTTTTAGAGATATTCTAGTATCTTTACAAAATAAAGGTATTATTCTAAAGTCTTATAAAATCCCTGCGAAGGGACAAGAATTCAAACCTGAAGAGGTGGAATTTAATAAGAATTTTGGTAAGAATTTCTTTAAATCTGCCTTTGATATGGGAAAAGACTTATTTGAGCATTACCCAATGTTTGGAAATATTAATGGACAAACAGTATCATTAAGAGGCATATCTAAGAAATTTGATAGTCTAGAAGATTTCTTTAGATTTTATGGTAAAGCCATTAAATGGGATCCAGAGCTTCATCAAAAGATACTGGATTTAATAGACTGGGAACAAGATAATAATGTTGGATATATATGTTTTTCATTAGCAACATTCGTTATTGAACACAAATGGGAAGAACTAGAAGCTTTAAAGGAAGGAAAGATTGCTAATATTAATTTTAATGCAATTAGACAGCTTTGATATCCCAATCTCTACTTAAAGAAATAGATAGAGGTAGAGAAGGAAAGAATCACGGTTATAGTATGGGTTTACCCAAACTAGAATCTGTTATTGATGGCGTAATGAAATCAACTTCTACTTTATTATTTTCTACTACTGGAAGTGGAAAGTCATCTTTGGCATTATATGCATATGTATATAAGCCGTTATGTGACCACCTAGAGGATGGAAAATTTAAGGTAAGTTACTATTCTTTAGAAATGTCAGCGGATATGATATTTGGTAAATTACTTTCTATGCATATGTTTGAAACATACGGAATTGATGTTTCTATTAAAGAACTATTATCTAGAAAGAAAAATTATACTTTACCAGATGAAATATACGAAATGGTTCTAGAGAGTATGGATTGGCTTAATAAAGTAGAAAAGGTTATAACTATTTATGATAAAACTTGTAATGCAGATATTCTGTATGCCTCTTTAATGGCAGAGTTAAATAATGAAGGCAAGTTTACAGAGTTAAAAAATCGTAAGATTTATACTCCAAACAATCCTGATTTAATTCATTTAGTAGTTATAGACCATATTTCATTACTTCAACCAAAACCTGGAAGAAAATTAAAAGAAGAAATTGATTTAACTTCAGCTTATTTAGTAACATTAAGAAATATGTGTGGAATAAGTCCGTTGGTAATTATGCAGGCCAATAGAGAGTCTGGTAGTATGGACAGAAGAAAGTTTGGTTTGAATAATTTAAGAATTGATGATACTAAAGATTCAGGTAATGTGGCTCAAGATAGTGAAGTGATTATTTCCATCTTTAATCCTCATCGTGAAAAATTAAATTCGTATAATGAATACGACATCAGTATATTACAAGATAAGTTTCGCTCCATAACGGTTCTAAAGAATAGATATGGAGATAGTGATGTAGAAGTAGGTTGTAATTTCTTTGGACATAATGGTATGTGGAAAGAATTACCTAAAGGGAATCAAATATTTGATTTCACTAAATATACTGATCCAGCTTATCTATTAAAAAATGATGAATTAGTAGATACTAAAGACGTCCCAGATGAAATATTAGAAGAAAAACCAAAAATGAGTTTTGTACTTTGAGTAATTTTGTAATTATATTGGGTTCCAGTGGTACTGGAAAGTCTACTTCTATTAAAACTTTAAATCCAGAAGAGACTTATATTATAAATGTATTAGGTAAATCTCTTCCATTTAAAGGAAGTAAGAAAAATTATAGCAAAGATAATAAGAATATTGTAGCAACATGTAACTGGAATAACGTAGAAAAGGTATTAACGGTTATTAATGATAAGAAAGAAAATATTAAGAATATTATCATTGATGATGCCATCTATATTATGAGAACAGAATTCTTTGATAGAAGTTCTGAAAGAGGTTATGACAAATATAATGAATTAGCTGATCATTTTAGAAAAATTGTAGCTAAATGTAATTCTTTGAGAGATGATATTACAGTATTTATAATGTTACATACTGAACCTGTAGAATCTGATGGAGGTATCAGAACCTATAAATCTAGTTCAGTTGGTAAATTATTGGATAAAATGTATAATCCTCTTGAAAGTAGTACTATAACATTATTTAGTCAACCTAAATATGATGATGTTTCTGGTAAACCTATTTATGGTTTTTATACACATACTATGAGAGTAGATGGTGTAGAAATTCCAGCTAAAACTCCAGACGGCATGTTTGAAGAAGATTTTATTCCAAATGATTTACAGATGGTTGTTAATAATATTAAATCTTATTAC